TTTCCACCAATCTCCGTTAGCCTGACCTGCCCAACCCTCTGGACCACCCTTGTAACATCCTGCAACCAACCCAATACTGCCTGTGCCATCCTTAAAGTACATACCCCGCTTATGGCTATGGCCTACTGTAGCAGACCTGTATCGTGCCTGTATAAGACCAAAGGCATGGTGAACTCCGCTGAGTGGTCTACCGAAGTTACCTGCACCAATAAAGTGGGCATAGTCAACCCCATCATAGCAGTGGATTGCAGGCGCGCCATTCTCATACTCATGATACTCATCGAACCACTTGTTCGTATCAAGGTGCTTGAACGAGATGCCATACTTACTGCCCTCTAGGCGGGGATCAAAGGTCAAGGCAGTCTTAATGCGTGCCTCATGGTTTCCCTCGAAACCAAAGAAGGCAGGACGCTTGCGCCTCTGCTTAGAGAACACCTCCCTCAAACGGTACATGGCGTCGTTGTAGCATTCGATATCCTTCTCATAGTTCTGCGATACAATGGCCTCAGGCTTACGTGTGTCGTAGCTATTGAGGGACTTCATGTCAGCGCCATCACCTAAGTCAACTACGTAGTCGGGCTTAAGGTCGTACAGCATCTTACCCAGCCAGGTGAACCTGTCGTTAGATGAGTCAGGAGATGCGTGAGCGCAGGTCAGAACAACTGCCTTCATTTCTCTGACCCCTTAAGCTCGTCCAGCATCCACTGCAGATAGACACGGGCCTTGTCGATATCCTCGACCGGGTTATTCTTGTACCGGTAACGGTGTTGGTACTTGATAACATTTCCATGGCAGTAATGAATGAAGCCCTCTGGACCTAATCGCTGCCGGATGTATTCAATGCACTCGATGTTGTCTGCATCGCCCTTGTAATGATCTGGATGTTCTACGTTGGACATTCGTTCTTCCTATACCTTTTCGTACCCTCTAGCATCCATGCCTCTGGTACTAGCTTGTCAGCGTATCTGAAACCATGCTTCTTGCACCATCCTGCATATGTGGTCTTAGATAACTTGCTGAGTTTCTTGTTGCTGCTACTGAAAACAAACCGTATGTCTAGATCTGGGTGTTGCTTCTTTATCAGCAGGTGCTTTGTTCTATCCTTACCTAGGAACCTCCCCTTAGTCTCTATGATTATGCCGTTAGCTAATACGAAGTCAGGCGTGTAAGTATGGGGCTGAGTGATGTATTTGATCTTAGACTTCTCATACTCGAACCCTATCCCGTTCTTCTTTAGCCATGCAGCATTGTCTTGTTCAAGTCCTGATCTGTATCCAGCCTTAAGTGCCGCTGCCCTTACCCTGCGGCGGGGTCCAATCTTCCCCTTCCGTTCGCCGTAACCATAGTAGTTTGCCATTCTCAGTCACCTTCTCTGTGTCACCCTTGTATGCCTTGAGGCAAACTTCATACATGTCACGCTCATTAAGCGTACCCTTGAGTAGCTTCTTAGCTTTCACCGGGCCAATACCGCGAATGCCCTTGACGTTGTCTGCTGCATCACCCGTCAGGATCTGCTCATAGAAGAAGAGTAACCCCTCAAACTCCTCGACCTTAACCATCGTACCCCTGTTGAAGTTATAGTGCCAGCACGGAACCTGCAGGAAGTCCTTGTCGATACTAGCAATGATCGCTTCATCATAACCAAGCTCAGTGGCACGTATCACAATATCGTCGTCAGCCTCCTGGCCGTCTGAGACCTTAGAACCGTATGCCTCGGTCAAGTATGACAAGCAGGCTGGCAGTAGGTCAGGCTTAGGGCGTGTCCGGTTGGCCTTATACTCAGTATTGACCTCCTTGCGGAAGTTGTTGCTACCTGACACGAACACCTCGACGTTATCCCAATTCTCAGTGAATTGCGTAGCGTTCATGATGTCCGATAGCATCTCATCAATATACTCCTCTACATCAATCTCAGTCCCTTCCTCACATGAGAATGCAGCACGGTAAGCCACAATGTCACCATCTATCAGGGTCATCTGGCTGTCATTCATTTTCTGTTCTCCAAGTAATTGTCATACCAGCATTCCCAACATTTGTCCTCATAGTCAAGTAGGCCATCGCAAACATCGCAGCGAGGCCCAGCTGACTTCGAATAGGGGTTCGATCTCGCGTCCAATTCGCTCTGCGATGTCTCTGGTTTCTTTTTGTGTGTCACTGTTAGTCCTTTCCTTGTACATTCTTGAATATGCGTAGAGGCTCCCGGTCCAGATCCACTCTGTGTACATTGACTGTGGCAGCACCATACGGGCCTGCTCAGGTGCCACACCATCGTGAATCAACTGGTCATACAGGTCTAAGACTTGGTTCAAAGTTGAGTCAAGCCAGGGAGGCGGCTGACTTACCCCATCAGAACCTTGCTTCTTATCAGCACTACGCCCCCGCCATACCTCAGGCCGATAGAACTCTGGCTCACTGTCAACGTACCTACGGCTGACTTCATTCCATGAGAACCCTACCTGATGTTTGGCTAACTGCCTGGCCACAAAAATAGGAGCTTTGATACGAAGTGTAATTGCAGTATGGGTAAAGGGTGACCAGTGACCATTCCTAGCAAGATAATCAATCAGCTTGCAGTCCTGCGGAGAGAGGCCTCCCTCCTCCCATTTGCTCTCCTTGTCGAAACTAACTCTGGCTGCATTGACTACAGACAGGTCACTACCCATTGAGTCGATGAACTCCACTTTCATAATGGCTACTCCTATGTACGTTAAGTGACCTTAGTGTTTACTTCTTACCCTTTCCTTTGCCTTTCTTATCCCGTCCTTTGCCTTTACCGTTGTCAGTGCTGCCGGTCTTATCGTAGTTCCCACCCTTGCCGTTGTTGGCACTGGCGTTTCCTTTCTTATCCTTACCTTTCTTATGGCCTCCTTTGTCTCCCTTACCCTTGCCTTTCTTATGACCACCTTTGTCTTTCTTATCCTTTCCTTTCTTGCAGCTACCATTAGGATCGGTTGGGTCTGTAGGATCAGTCGGGTCTGTAGGATCAGTTGGGTCTGTAGGATCAGTTGGGTCTGTAGGATCGGTTGGGTCAGTAGGGTCGGTTGGACCAGTTGGATCAGTTGGGTCAGTAGGATTTGACGGACCGTTATCTGGACGTGGTTTAGGTCGTACAGATCCCTTGTTTAGTGTAGCTACGCACATCTCAAGAGGCACCTGCCTACGCCACTCAACACCATCAATGATTTCAGTTTTGTAACACTTGCAGTCACGGTCGTTAGGGTTGTTGATATCACACTTCTCAGAAGCACTGCTGGCCCCTACAAGGATGAGAAGCATAACAAATGCAACTGCTGCAGTGATGATTAGCTTTTTCTTGGTAGTCATTTTGGTATCCTTTTTGGTTAACTCGACAGCGGCCTTGAAGGCGTCATACTCCTTAATGGTCAGAATGGTTTTTCCCTCCGGATTTGTGTCAGCCATTGGTGTTCCTTCCTTAAACTAAGTCTACAAGTTCACACGAATCTGAGCTACACGCTAGAGATTGGCTTCCGGATGTGTTGTCTTCAACCTCATACTCAGAAAGACGAGACCAGTCGATACTCTTAGGCATGTGCAGCATCTCTTCTTTGTAAAACTCCTCTGTGATTTCTTGGTAAGGGGCCTGCTGATACGTGTGGTCAGAGTGCGGCAGGAACGAAACACCAGACATCTCATCGAAGTGCTTGTACACAAACGCCCCTACCTCCATCCACTCATCCTCTCTGACAGACACGGTGATGCTTGGCTTATGCTCACACCAGTGTCGCTGATATGTGAGCCAAGTCTCAAGCTGGTCAATGGCAGTCATGTCGTCCCGTGTGACACAACCTTTAGGTGCCTTCATTGGAAAGCTGAACACGGTAGTAGACTGAGGCTTCATAAGATCAGGCTCGTTTGGCACACCCTCGTCGTGCATGAACAGCGTCAGTGGATCATTGTTATCAGCCCGAACGGTACGGATGTAGTATTGGCTATGACGTGGGTGTATACCAGAGGCAGAGTTGACAAGCTGGCTAACTGTACCGCTAGGTTTGACGCACGTGATTGCTGCAGAAACAGGGATGTCAAGCTCTGTAGCCCACTTTTCATTAGTAGCCACAGCGATGCCCCGTAGATGCTCAAGGGTTTTCTCCAGCCCCTTGTTAGCAGATGTCATCAGTGGGTTATCCATAATACCTGTCAGGCTAACTCCAAGCAGACGCTCTTCTTCTGTGTTTCGCTGCCATACCTTCCTTAGATACGGGAAGTGTGTGTAGCTCGACTGAATAGTCCCAAGTATCGTAGCGAGTTGGGCCTTACGTTCAAGGGATATGGTAGTATCCTCCTCACGTACAACTATCTCCGTCAGATTACAGAACTGATAAGGGCGCAAGATGATCTCTGAGCAGGGGTTAGTCCCAAACTCAAAGTCAGGGTCACGCCGTCCATTCTTAGCAGCCTGAGCCTTGGATGCCTGACGGTTAAAGATACCTCGCTCACCTGTACCACTCTCCATCAGTGACTGCCACTCACGCATAAATGACTGCATGTCAGGCTTCTCGGTGTATGCCACTGAGTTGTTAGCGAGTGACCGCTGTGCGTTGCTTTCCCAAAAGTTACCTGCCTTGGCGTGTCGCATACGGTCATCACTAAGGTTGCTCAGTGAGATCATAGCAGAGCGACGAACTCCACCCACTACCACTACCTCACCAATCTTACACATGATGTCGTGGCACTCAATCGACGACAGCTTACGCCCCTTAGCCTTGACAACAGTATCAATCACAAACCGGAACAGAGACTCTAGTGGGGCAGGACCACTGGCACGACCGCCAAAGGTCTTCAGCTTTGAACCAGCAGGACGTACCTTCGACACATCCCAACGAGGGATCTCACCTGCAAACAATAGGGCAATAACCTGACGCAAGGCTTTAGCCCACCCTTCCTTACTGTCTTGGACTGCAACAACAGTGTCACTGTCATACATGTTGTCAGGTATTTCCGGTAGCTTGGCAATAGACTGTCGCTCGACCGAGAACCCAACACCAGTGCCGCACAGCAGGATGAACATGGCCTCATCAAAGGATTTCAGGTCATCCACAGGCAGGTATGAACAGTTGTACATGCAGGTGTTGTCACGCTGTGCTGCCTTGCCAGCGGTCATCATCGAACGCATGGAGGGCATCACAGATCTCGTCAGAATTGCCTCGCGGATCTCATCAAATAGCTCTGGATCATCAATGTGGTCCGACACGATCTCACCCATGTATCGGTCAACAGTCTCCTCCCATGTCTCTCGACGGCCCTCAGCAGGAACCCAGCGGGCATACCGACTGATGGCAATAAACTTTTCGTAGTCATTCATGGTAAGCATTCCTCTAGGTTTACAGGCTTGTAGTTCTCGTTCTTGATGATCTTGCCGTCTGCATCCCTCCGCACATCACCATCTGTAATACATCGCCCTAGGTTATTACGGTGGACCAGATCGAATGCCCAGTCGATATCGTATCCCTTGGATGCTGCATAGCCCAGGATGACATAAATCAGATCACACATCTCTTTCAGTTCATGCACTGAGTCATCAGGATCGCTATCCCAGAACTCCTCAAACTCCTCCTTGATGAGCATCATGTACAGCACTGGGTCTGGAACCTGGTTGGTTAGCTTCATGAACTGCTTAGGCTTTTCAACTGTAATCATCAGTAGTCAGCCTCCGCCATTGAGTCGTAGTGCATTGCGGATGACTGCCATGTAACTGTTCCATCCTCCATCTCAGCAGCCAAGGCGACTACGTAAGGGAACTCTGACGCAGTGACCATATTGAAAAACTTAAGCCAGTCTTCCAGTTCAACAGATGCTCCCAAGCTGTAACGCTTACGAACTGCACCAAGGTCAACTTCTACTTTAATGTTAGTCATCAGAAACCACCTCCGTCTTCAGGAAGATACTCGACAAGGTTAATAACAGCGACCTTCTCAAGTCGGATTACTGCAGTCGATCCTTCGCCCCAAACGCTGATCTTAACACGAACCTCGGTGCCGTGACCCAGCGCACCATCTGCTTCGTAATCCCAAATCTTATTACTCTCACCATTCGTGTGGTCTACGACATAGGGTGCGCCGCCGAACTTAGCGACCTTGGGGTGACGGAAAGGGCGGTGCAGCTTAGTGAACTTCCCGCAGCCGAACTCTCCATCTTCCTTGATGCGATTATATCCCATCGATGCTGCTCCGACCCCACTGTCGAGAAATGTCTCAACGTCCTCGTCAGAGGAGAAGTAGAAGTTGCAGTTAAACTGACCTTCCGTCTTTGCGTGAAAGTCTAGGTTGTCATCGTAGTACTCATGAAAGATGCGAGCATACTTGATGAAGCCAGTGAAGGTCAGGTACTTTGTTTTGTAGGTTTTCATGTCTTAGTTTCCTTAGTGAACCGCAGCGTAAGTGCTGCCAAATTTGTAGTCGATGTGGAACGGAATGTTCATCCCTAAATCCTCGTTTGTCTTCGCTATTGCCTCCTCCAGCACATCCTTAACTTTTTCTGCATTACCCTTGCAATCAACCAGTACCTCATCGTGCATCTGCATTACAATGTTAAGTCCCCCCTTCTTACAGTAGGACACGAACTTGTCAAACACAAAAACGCCTGTCGACTGATTTAATGTTGACCACCTGTCTTTATCGTATCGCAGGTTGTACCACATTTCAGAGACCGGGTTGAAAATCCATAGCTCGTCCAAGATCTTGCGAATCTGGATATTCTCGGCGACCTTAGTGACAGCCCAATTGCGTTCCCAGTACGATGAAATGATCTTGGCTGCCTTATGAACACTAATGTCAGCCTGCCGAGCTAGGGTCTTAGCACCAACCCCATACACTGCAGAGTAGTTGACCATTTTGTAGACCTTGCGGGTCATTTTTGTATACTCTGGCCGCTTCTGAATATCATCCTCTGTGATTGCCCCAGCCCTTACTGCGAGGTCTAGGTGGGGATCGAACCCCGGCTGCTCCATCTCTTCAACATACTGAGGATCTAGCGGCAGGATATAGTGTCGCTTGGTCGTATCTTCTAGTGATACCATATCGCACCCGGCAAAGTCCCCTGTGAGCAATGACCGAATATCGAGGCCGTATGGTGAGTCGACACCCGGAAGGTTGACCACTGGCTTCACGTGCCGAAACCGCATGGTGTTAGTGATCCCGTGCATTCGAGCATGTACATTACCATCAGCATCAACAGCATCTATCAGACCTTTGACGACGGCAATACGATGGCTCAGAATACTCGTCTCTTTGAGATAATCCAGTTCCTTCAT